GAGGGATCATACCAAACCCCGACTTCGCCGCCAGCGAACAGGGACGTGCGGATGATGTGCGCGTCGATCTTGGTGATCGCCGACGCCTTGATGATGGTCTTGGTCAGCTCATTGGGCTGCAGGCGGATGTTGTTTTCCGGCTTGTAGTAGCGGTGGTTTGGTACGTTTGCCTCGTCGGCCATGTCAGAATCCCCTCACCCGTAAACGCGCAAAGTCGCCATCCAGCAGCTTGCGCTTAACATAAAGACCGAATTCTTGCGTGCCAACGGCAGCTCCGCACTCACTGGCCCACTGCTCGGCCACGACCAGCGGGATGCGCCCCGCGAGGCGGAACTTGGCATCGCCGTGGGCGCTGGGCGCGATACTGCCCAGCCGGGCATTGTCGTCAAGCAGGCTCTGCACGTCCTGCGACCGCTGGATGATCAGCTTGCCATCCTGCTCGACCATGCGCTCCCGGACATCGTAGAAGCTCATCTGGCGCGCGCGCGGACACGCCGGGGCGCAGCAACCGGCGCATCAACGGGCGCGGTCGTGGCTGTCGTGCTGGCAATCTCGGCCACGGCGACGGCAAACCCCTGCGCAATCAGAGATGCGCCCTTTTCGGGGGTGACCTCCAGCATCGCGCCGCGCTGGCGGTCGGCTTGGGGCAGGCGGTCGGTGGTGATACAGATGCGCATGATAATCTCCAAGGGAAATTGGACGCCCCCGTGGGGGCGTCCGTGGCGAACCTTACAGCGCGCCGTTGATGTCGGCAATGATGCCGTGGGCCTTCTCGCTGTCCACCTGCAGGCCGTACTCTGTTGAGATCAGGCGGCGCTCCGAGTGGCCAGTCTTGGCCAGCGGGGACTGCTTGACGTTTTGCAGGTAGACCAGACGGGCATAGGATGGGTCCAGCACGAACACGTCGCGGCCCGCGACCGTCTCGCTGTTCGAGGTACGCGTTTCCAAGAAGCGCGTCGGCACGATCTGCAGCGTACCAAAATCCGACACATAGATGTCGATGGCCGCCGACAATTTCTTGCTGTCGGTCATGTCTTGGTACTTGGTCGCCGACCCGGTGAACGAGGTCGAGATCTTCTGCTTCACTGCCGAGCCGCACAGCACGATGGATGGCTCCGCGCCCGAATCCCAGCACTTGGCGATGACGGACTTCAGCATATCCTCGGTCAGCGCGCGAACCGAGCCATCGGTCGCGGCAGCGTTTGGATAGCCAGCGGTCGTGCCGGACAGGGTGGGGTTTGCGCCGTCCACGGTGCCAGTGGAGCGGTCCACGTTGGTGCGCAGGAATGCGGGCAGGCCAGCAGTGATGCGGGCCTCGTCGGCACCGCCAGCGTCGGCGGCGATGTTGCTTAAAAGCATGACCTCAACGTCCCGTTTGAGCTCTTTCAACTTAAAGGCGACCTGTTTTGCAACCGTTTGGATGTCGCCCGCGCCGTTCACGGCGTCAGCGGTCGAGGACACCTCGACGACCTTGTCCGAGATCTGGGTGTAGTTGCCCAGACGCTTGCCGTTGGTGGGCGCGTCGTTGCCGGGGGCCGCCTCGCCCTCCTTGACGCGGTTTGCCGCTGGGGACGCCAGATCAACCTCGGTCCACTCAAAGTAGGTGTTGGTGGCGGTCTTGCGGCCAATGGCCGACTGGAAGGGGGTTTCCAGTGGCGAGATCGAGATGAATGCGTCCTGCAAATCCTCGCGGATCGTGGTGACGTCATACGTCTTTTCGGTATTCGAATTCACAGCCATGATAGGCTCCTTTGGTTATGAGAGGAGAAAACGGGCCACGTCGTCGACGCTGCCCGACCGTCGCATTTGGGTTTTCGCCTTCTCAGATTGCGCCCGCTTCCCGCCCTGCTGGCTCACCCGCGCGCCCGCCTTGATGCTCGGCGTGCGCGGCGCGTCGGCCTTGGGTGCCACGGCCTTCCCCGACATCAGCCGCCGATATTGGGCGGCGTCGTGCAGGACCAGAAGCGCGCGGTGGTCGGTGACCGTCTGCAGCTCGTCTGGCGTATAGCCGTAAAATCCCGTCCCGGCGCTGATCAGCTCCTGCTTCACCCGCGCCGCCGTCTCCGGCTTTGCGAATGCGGGGATCACCCGCGTGAGCTGCTGGTGTTGCTCCGCCAGATATTGGCGTTGCGCGGCGGTCTGGGCCTCGGCAGCCTTGGCCTCCATCTGCTGCTTGACCGCTTGGGTCTGCTGGAAGGTGGCCATCGCCTTGTCAAATTTAAGGCGCTGTTCGAGGTAGGCGATAGGGTCGCGCGAAAGCAATTCCTCGGCGGGCGGCGTGGGCGGGCGCAGATCAATCTGGTTCGTCTGTGCCGCCTCGATGAATTGCGCAATCTGTTGGCGCTCGGTCTGCAGGGCCTGATATACGGCGGCAGTCTCCTTGCGAGCCTCCGCCACGTCTCTCATGCCCTTCTGGATGTAGGACTGTCCCGAATACCCCCGGATTAGCTCGTCAAGCGGCACTTGATGGGTGCGCCCGTCCACGTTTACCGTGTACAGTTGGCCATCCGTGCCTGCCTCGTCGGCGTCCGCTGCGTCGTATTCATCACCCGCATCGTCGTCTGCCGCGTCATCGCCACTGTCGGCGTCGTCGGCAAAATCATCATTGCCCTCGGTCTGGCCTTGCGCGTCATCCTCATCGGACTGCACCAGATCCTCATCGGGCGTCTCATCTACATTCGGCGTTGGCCCATCAATCAGGCTGGCCGCCACGGCGTCGATGCTTCCGTCAATTGCAGTCGTGTCAACCACGGTGCTGCCCCCTCTGTTGTTGCCGCTCCAGCATCTTGCCCGTGGTGATCACGTTCTCGAAATGCTCTCGCAGCGTGCGCAGCGCCCGAACCATTCGGTGCGCCTCCGCCAGTTGTTCAGAATTGCACAGATCACCCGTGAAAATCCCGATCTGTGCAGAATGTAACACATCAAACGCCTCCTTGAAAAGGGGATCGTTGATCAGGGCCTTGGCGCGCTCGGCGCGCTGGTGCGAATCCATCACATGGCCCCGCTATCTGGTGGCATTGGCATACCAGTTTGGGGCGCGGCGGGCGCGGCTGGCGCGCCGGGCGCGCCCATCGGCATGGCGGTCTGCGTCAGGGCCTGCTCGGCCTTGATGCGCGCCGTGTCCACGGCGATGCCATACTTGCCCGCGATCTGGGCCATCGCCAGCTCCATGTCCTGCGCCATGCGGTCGCGCTCGCGGTCGTCGGCAAGCTGGGCCTTGTACAGGTCGAGCTGCAGGCGCGCGCTGTCCGATGCCATCTTGGCCTGCGCCTTGATTGTCTCGGCCTGCACCAGCGCCTGCGACGGGTCGCCCTGCTGCGGCTGCTGGGGCTGCGGCTGCGCGGGCTGGGGCGGCTGCGTCGGCAGGAAATGCCGATCTGAGTTGTGGACGCCATTGATCGACAGCAGATCGGCCAGCGTGTTGCGCATCTGCGGCAGGCCCGCCAGCGGATTGTCGGGGCCGAATGTCTGGATGGCCTGCAATTGGAGCTGCAAGACCTGACCTAGGATCGCGGCCCGCTGCTCCTCGCGGCCCGTCCCCAGACCCACGTTGACCTCGGCGTCCAGCTCGCTGTCCCAGACGCGGGGGTCCAGCGCGACATATGAGCCATTGATGCGCATCATCTCGGCGCGCGTCGAGTGTTGCGACATCAGCTTTAGGATCTGCTTGAACAGGCGGCGCATCCCCGTGTAGGCAAGATTTGCCACCATGACCTCGACCTGCCCCGCGCCCGCGCTGACGGTTGCCGCCACGGCGGCCTTGGTGGTCGATTGTAGCGCGTCTGGGTCTAGGCCCATGCTGGCGCGTGTGACGCCCGTTTTGACCTCGACCATGTTGTCGATGTATTGCAGGGCCGTCAGCGTCTGCCCGGCGACGAATGGCACGGCCAAATCGCGGATCATGCCCGGCTGGCTGACGCGCACGACCGCGCCGATCTCATTGTTCAGCAGGTCGTCCATCTCGACCATGCCCTTGACCGCCTCGACGCGGGGATTGTTGGTCATCTGGACGTTGTCCAAGATGCCACGCAAGACTGCCGTTGCCGCGTCCTGATCCTGCTCGATGATCTCCACGAGGCTGCGCCCGAAAAATGTGTGCGGCTCCGGGTCGACGTGCCAGCTCGCAAATGGGTGGTCATCCACAGGCTCATAGGCCAGCAGCTTATTTGCCGAGCCGCCCAAGATAAACTTGTGCAGGATCGGCTCGCCCGTGCCATCGACATCGACGCGCATGTACGCCTCGGTGATCGTGACCAGCTTCATGGCGGGATCGGCGCTGTTCTCGCTCTCGTCGCGGTTTGTCGAATAGCGGCGGCGCTCCTCGTCCTCCTGATCCCGCGTGTCGGCGCTGCTGGCGCTGTCCAATTCCAGCACGTCGGCCTCGTCAATGCCCATTGCGATCACGTCCGCCGCGCGCATCTCGGCGCGGTGGCCGATCACATAGAAGTCGTCGTCCGACCGCGCATTGCGGTCAATAAAGAAATCCTCCGGGGGGACTGTCTCAATCACCAGCTTGCCGAGCGGCGTGCGCCGCAGGATGCGCAGATCGTAAAGCTGCGGCAGGGGATTGGGCATCTGCGGGAGTTGCGACGGGTCAATGGGCTGGCCCATCGCCGCCGCCTGCTGCGCCATCTGCATGGCCGCGTCGATCTGCTCCTGCATGATCTGCACGGTCGCGTCGTCAGTGCGCGCCACCTCGGACAGGATTTCCACGTCGGGCGAGTCGATCACGGCCTGATACTGCAATTCGTCCAGATCGGCATATGTATAGACCCGCACCTGCTCATAGTCCGACCAGTGGGCCTTGGTGAAGCCCGTGATGTTGACCAGCGCGTCGTGCGTGACATCGCGCAAAATCTGGAATCCGTTATTCTGGCGGAATTTCGCGGCGGCATACGTCCCCGCCTGCTCCATCGACGCCACATCCTCCGGCCCCTGCGGGACGAATTCCACGGGGCGGTCGGCGGTCATAAAGATGCGCTGGATGGACGGCTTGACGGCGCGCACGGTATCGCGGCACTTGGTGGCGACGACAGAGCTGCGCGCATCCTCATGGCCGATGTCCACCTCGCCATTGAAATACCGGGTGGATTTCAGGCGGCGCTCGGCAATCTCGCTCTCAATAAAATCCACGGCATCATCGACCGCTTGGCCGACGATGCCCTGAATTTCATCATCCGACAGGGCCTGAAACGGCGCATCGGTGGCCCCCCCAACCTCGGCGTCGATGTCGAACACCTCCAGCACCATCGACATCTCGTCGTCAGTGGCCAGCTCAATGTCGGGGCCGTATTTCTCGCGCTTTGCCATTTACTGTGTCCCTGTCTGTCCAAATTGCGCTTGCGCCTCGCGCCCCGCCGTCGGCACGCTACCAGATACGAGCGCGGTGGTCACTAGCTTGGCCAGCATATCCGTCTGCGCGTCCGTCAACGCCTGCCCCCGCATCGCGGCGTCCAGAACCCGCAGCGCCACGACGGCGTCGGGGCCGCGTTTCTCGGTCAGCGCCTTTGCCAGATCTTGGTACACGCGCTGCCGCTGCTGCACCGTGAACTCGTCCGTATAACCCGTGATGCCCTGTATGAGGCGCTTTGTGGTGTTTACAGGCTCGCCGCGAAGTGCTTCACCCACCGCTCCCGCAGATGTCAAATCCCTGACATTCTCTTGGGTTGATTGGCGAATGGCCGTCCTAGAGTTGACCGATGTCGCCGCGCGCGTTTCGGCGGCAATCATCGCCTCGTCCAGCATTTTAAATACGTCGTCTGCTTCCACGCCCATGACGCGCCGTATTTTTTCGCGCGCATTGTCGCTGCTCATTTCGCGCAGTGTGGCGAGGGCTTGGCGCGCGTCAAGGTTTGGGTCGCTCGGTATGCGCTTCACGTCGCCAACAATTTGGTTGATGCGCGTGCGCAAACCGCGCTTGGCGGCGGCCACTTGCGCGTCTGACGGGTTTGGCCCAAGCTCAAGCCTTACCGCTTCAACGCGGGTGCGCGGACTTAGCAACGCCTCGCCCAGCTCATATGCGTTGCGCTCTTGGATCGTGTCGCCGCCGATCCTCGTGGCCGCCGCGTATGGCCCCCGCGCGCCGCCCGTGGCATCTACG